TTCTAAGCAAATTAAAAGTAGTAAATCCAAAAACTACTACTAATACTGATAATACCGATATGGAAACAATTTCTATCATAAGCTATTTAACATATTTTTTAAACCTTCACTTTTAATTGATCCCAATGTTTTTGTCTTCATATTAACATTAGTCTTTTTTGAAGGTGATTTTTGAGGTTGTTCAAATTTATCCAACCATTCTTTTTCAAATTCTACTCTTGCGGCCATCATATCCGCTTGATGTACAATAAATGGAAGAGAAGTTCTTGGTTTGGTTTCTGGCATGTATGATTTTAGATATTTTTCATTTGCTGGGTCATATAAACCATCATGAGTTTGAATTGCCACCATTTCATTAAATGTGTACTTAATATCATGTTCTTGAAGTAAGAATAAACCTCGATCTGGTACAGATGCAAATGCAATTTGTTTATTATGCATATAATCTTCCCCTAATTTATCTTTTCTCCATTGGTCAGTCTGAGGTATATAAGATTCATGTTCACTGTCTCCCATTTTACCTAGATCATGATTTAAGGCTGAGAATACTAATTCTTCAACAGTGTAATTTTCTTTTGCTCCAAACATTAACCAAACTTTATTTATTTCTAAAGCTGCTTCTATAACTCGATTAACATGATCTACATATCCTCCTGGAAATGCGTTATGATATTCCTTTTTATGTGAAGCAGGCATCATTATTATCCTGTCTTCAAATTTATTGTAAAAATCTAATAACTTTTCCCTTCTAGGATCTGAGATGTAAGTATTGATATAACCTATTAATTTTTCCCAATTTGATTGGATTTGCTCTGCTGATAAGTTCATATTAGTCATTTTCTCTATCTATAATATCTGAAATGTCTTGAACTAATTCTGTTATTTCTCTTTGAGAAGAATTAATTTCTTCACGATTTCCTCCTCTATGGATATGTAAATCTAATGTTTTTAATTTCCCCGATAATGTTTGGAGACGTCTTTGTACTAATTTTTTATTTCTCATATAACTGTTTTATAAAACTATGGTGGGGTTATCCTTAACCCCTTTATTTTCAACTTATCCCTTTTTCTTTATTCTCGGTTTTCTTTACTTATCTTACCTTTCTCTCCAAACCCGTGATATAAATGTATGGAATAAAAATTACGCCTCCAAATTATTTTTAAGAAACTTTTGTATTTTTGTGAGAAGAGCGCATTTTTCGTATTCTTCTATAGATTCGAAGAATTTTATTGACATTTCTAATGCTTCTCCTAATAATTCTTCATCCTGAATTTTAAGACAATCTTGCCAAATTTCTTTATCTAAATCTACAGTTTCAATATAACCCCAACCTCTAAAAAAAGCCATATGTTCACCTGCTTCTTCTAAATCTGTAAAATCCCCTAATTCAGGGTCAGAGTTTTGAAACATTTTAACAAGTTTCTTTTGGAAGTTTAAATGGTTAATTATGATTTTTTGGAACATTTTTATTTGGTAAGTTGGGGTAGTTCTAAACTCATCAAACCCTAACATACCTTCTACCTCCTCCTCAGTAGGTTCTGGGTAGTTTCTATCGGGATCGTTTTTCCCAAATAGTCCAAATATTTTGTTGATGTCCATTTATTATAAATATATAAAAAGAAAAATAGTGGGGCACGTTAGTTTAAATTATACTTATGTAAAACTGAATATTGGAATCTATCATTTTTCTTTTCATCAATCAAATCAGCAAGAATGTCTTTAAGAGCTTGAGTATAACCTTGCATCCATTTTAATTCACCCATAGTGTATTCCTTAGATGGTTCTTCAAGTTCTCTTACATTGTATATGATAGCTTTTTCTAATATGTCTATATAATTGTCTAACATTGTATATTTGACAATAAATATTTAAAGTATCTTAAAAAGCGTAATATATAATTTGCGTATGACCCTAATATTACGTATATTTATTGACATGAAACATTTAATAACAATAATTGGAATATTTTTATCATTAACTTTATCTTCTCAAAATATATTTTTTGAGTATGATATTAAGGAACCTACTAAAGTCTACCATGAAAATGGAGAATTAAAAGAAATTGGATTAATAAGTGAAGGAAAAAGAGTTGGAAAATGGATTTTCTACTCAGAAGAGGGAGTAAAATTAGCCCAATGTTGTTTTAATGACATGGGTCAAAAACATGGAGAATGGTTAATCTATGATAATAATTCCAAACTCAGAGCGAAGATGCTCTATAAAAATGGGATCAGAAAAGGAAAATGGGAAATCTATGATAAGCATGGTAAATTAACTATTCGGAAATATTACTAATACCTTCCCAATCTTTTATATCTTCTAAATAATTAAAAGTAGTATCAATTGAACTTTGGTAATCCTTATAATTTAAGGGTTGACTTATAGTTTCATACTTTTGACATGATACAAAACCTAAAATTAAAATAAAAATAAACTTTTTCATATATTGCTTTTTGTGGCAAATATATAGGAAAAATATTAAAATCGTATATTAAATATTACTTAGATATGTCTTTTTTAGTATTAGTAGCATCATCATTGATTGAATTTAAACAATGATCTTCATCAATTCTATCTAACACCCATCGAAGCGCATCTCCTAGCAGAGTTAGCGTTTTATCTCGCTGATTTTTACCTAATACTGATGATATAGTTTCTTTAGGATTACCAAATTTATATCCACCATCTGTTATAAAAACAGCATTCCAAAATTCAGCCCCTACTACATTAGCAAATATGTCAATTTCACGGGCAGTTCTAAAAAACCAAACAGCTAGCATTTTCTTATTACCTGTAAAAATATACTTTAAAATCATAAAACATATAATAACAGGTAGTAATAAATAAAGCAGAGTTGTTGCGATAATTAAAACTAATAATTCAATCATTTTTTCTCTATTTAAAAATAGACCTTAAAAAAATTATAAATGAAATAGGCCAAATAACCATACCTATTAATATTTCAACTACACCTAATCTTAACCTATATTCTTCAATTACAACTTTATCATTTAAAATTTGGAGAATAAACATCCATGTACACCCTAGTAAAAGATAAATTGTGAGAAAGCTCATATAATATTACCCTTTATTGTGGGTTCTGTTATAAATATAATCTATTTCCTAAATTCTTCAGAAAGCTGTTCAAGCATTACTCTATATTCAGCTTTTTCTAGTTTTGTTAAAGAAGAATACCATTCTAGGAATTCTCCTCCTTTAACCTTTAATAATTCTTTTTTTATATCTCTAGCCATTATATATAATTTTTTCCAAGTTTAACAATTGTTTCTTGAGCTTCATCAAGTGGTATATCAAAAAATTCCCTTTGTTGATTTACGCGGTAAATTTCTAATTCACGGTGTACTTCTTGTTCTAATTGCTCACCATTAAAACATTGAAATGCCCATTCTACTTTATAGGGTAAAGCTACACCTGTAGAAGCACTTATTTGTTTAGCCCTAACTTCAGGCTCATTTTTTGTATAACCTATTTTAAGCATATTAGGTAATGATGGATTTGATAGTATATAAACCCATTGATCTCCTTTACCTCTATTTGAATAAATATCTTTACGTCTGGATGTGTAATATGTTATTTTATCCCACCCGTCTTCATCTTCAGTAATAGTGTAAAATCTAATAGGAGAATCAATTAAATCATCATCCTTGCTAATATATATTGAAGCTTTCTCTTCAGTAATTTTTTTAATAGAACCTTTCATTTTAAAACCTTATTTTTTGTGAACGTAAATTTCTCATATTTAATACTTCTGAGGGAACAATTTTTTCTGTATTTTTAAATTCTACTTCTCTATTAGTACCATAAGCATATAGAGGACCTTCATAAATTTCTTTTTGTATTCTACGTTTTCCATCCCATGAACGAAAATCAATACAAGTTACTCTATGCCATCTTTTAGATACTGGTAAGAATACTTCAAGTACTTTGGCTTCGTTAAAGGGATATATTAACTTCTCAACGTTTCCTGTTTTTTCCATTATATTATTATAACTTTTATTTGATTTGAAATTGTTTTTTGAGGTGTAATACCGTTTTTTCCATGATATTCTATTCCTCCTTCAGTATTAAATACAGTTTCTATAAAAATGTTAATAGTATCTCCAACCATTTCATTATCTAAAAAGAAATTTTGAGTTGGGTTGTAATTATATTTTGAATGAGTTCCAACTATAGTTGGAGCATAAGGACATTCTGTACAAAAGTTTTTAGGAATTTGATACCCTGCAATATTAAGTGGGGGGTGTTTTCTTATTAAGTCTTTTAGGGTATAAGAGTAATTCCCAAATGGTATTGGTGTGTTTAGTGAATTATCATTAAACCATCCTAAATAAGAATACATAGGTGTTTGAAATCTTATACTATCTATAACAACCCAATAATCAGAATCAAAATTAACTTGTGTTAGTGGTACTCCATTTATAACATATTGATTATTTAATATTTTTTTATGGCCTATCACTGTTTTATTATTTATTAAAAATTTTATAAATTAAGGTTATGAATTACAAATATATAGACACTGTTAAAATACTTTTATTAATAGCATTAGGATTATTCCTTTCAATGTTATTTAGTTCTTGTCAAAAAGAAACAATTTATCCTTCTTTATGTGATGGTAATTGTGATGCTTATTATACATTAGTATATGAAAATCAAGAAATATCTCCTAATTCTAATGGTTATTATGAAATTGATTGGAATGGTTTAAATTATTT